GGGATCGCTCGACGTTGAATGGACGTTTGGATACTGGGAATACTTTCAATGAAAGCCCGCATTCCGGGAAACCGGGTGCGGAGGCGCAGTAACCGTAAAACGCACCATTTGATCTAGTCTTCCATTTGAATAGGAAACGACCTAGGTATATGAGGTTAAACTCCTCGTCCTGAATAAAGAATAAAGGACTTTAATATATTGAGGCAGAGGTTTGACAAAACCTCTTTGCTCCTCTTGGAAAGCTTTATCAACGGTGTTTAATAGGTTATGGGTGGAACCACTTGGGTTTCCCTCTCCCTCCTTACAAGACCCCGATTTAGAGAACGAATTGAGAAGTTCGGTGTGCGAAAGCGCATAGGCCCTCGCAAGTACCTAGCCTACAGGTCCCTCCACCAGGGTGGGGCCCAAGCCGAAGAGGCTCAGGCTGGGGTAATCTTGTTCGGTAAAGATATACTTACACAATGAATAATAAATTAACAACATATAAAATTGTCGATCTATTTTCACCGGTAAGAATTAAATCCGCTGATGTTAATGCCATGTCCATCGTAAAAGGTGGAACCTGGTGGGTTAAAGTATTCATTAGATTACTTTCTCCCATCGGGTTGTCTGTTACCGGACCGCGAGTAAGAGCTATTGTTGTTTTGTTCAAAAGAATTTCAACACTCGGACAGCAGCAAGGTATTAGGGGACTTGTCATCTACCTAAAAGCTTGCCACGTGTGCCTAACTCAGGCGCTTGCTGGACATAAAATTAAAGACACTTCCAAACTCGGATGTCGGGTATCCCGAACCAATAAAGGGTATCCGAGATTGATTCTATCTTCGGACAGAATCAGAGTTTTGGGTAATGAACCTGGAATCTTGCGTTTTTATCAGACCATATTTGGTCTATACAGGATCCTAAGTTTCGAAGGGAAACTGAAAGTGGGTTCAATTACGAATCCATTTTCCGGGTCTGATTCATTTATTATGAATGAATTAGTACCCCTAATACCATCCTTTATCGCGGCGTTACCGCTGCATAAAGTTACGTCCCTCAGAGATGGGGGAGTTACATGGATTGGCGGTCTTAAAAGGGTTATCACCCCAGGCCGACCCGCTATGTATACATACCTTCTCGGTTTGTATGCAGAGCTGAAACCGTTGTGGCTTGCCAAATCGGCAGCCGGAACGGACCATGAAGGTATTCAGGTGTCATCTCATCCTTTCTTAATGTTAAGAACTGTGAGAACCATTATGGATTCTCCTATTTACGCAGATTTTAAAGCTTTCTTCAAGCTTTTCCCTGTGAATGCTCCTTTTATTAAAGCTTTTGTAGCAGCCGAGAAGGTTGCACATTACTTTAAACCGATGCGTACCTTAGGTAAGATCGGAATAAAAGAAGAGGCCGCAGGTAAAGTTCGAC